GTGCCGTTCTGCCGCGAGCGGCACGATCGCGACGTGAACTCGAGAAGCTCGTCATCGCGCACGCCGAGGCGTCGGGCGTCCGCATCGGCGGCGAAGCCGGAGTAGCCATTGCGTTTCTGAATCGAGATGGCGCGCGTGAACACACCATTCTCGAGGGTGAGAAGCTTCGTCGACGGAACCGCCTTCGGATCCATCTTTGTCTCGACGCCACCGGCGAAGGCAAACTTGAGCGCCACTTCAGAGAGGGCCATGGAGGCTCCTATGGATGGTCATAGGTCACCGATATGCCACTAACTCTAACTCCGTTGGCGGTTGCATCGAACTGAACGAATAGACTGGCGCCGCTGACTAGAGTGGTGTCAGTCACATCAATAGTGGCGAAGTCCCACGATGAGGGATAATTAATAAATAAAAAGGACCCGATCGACGAACTCGCCTGAAGGACGTCGGTGGAGTAGACGGTTGCAGTCATGTCAGCAGATGAGTTCCCGAAGACGTAGAAGGACACACTCTTGATGCGATCGCCGACATGCAGATTGATCGGAACGAGTAGGAAGCCTCCCGAGTTCGAGACCATGTAGCCTTCGCTTATGATGGCGATCCACGAAGAGGTGACTCCGGCGAGAGGGCTGGCAGTGATGACTCGATTACCATGCTTCAGTTCGCCCGTTCCGCTGACGGTGAGGTGTTGGTTGGCTCCACATGTCACCCCGCTCGACGCCGTAATCAGGTTCGATACGGCAATGGTGTCCTCGAATGATATCGGATACTCAATTACATCTTCGACGGTAAGGACCCCCGCCCCATCCATCTTGACTAGTCCGATTGCTGGGGCTGCTGGCAGCGTGACGTCGTAACTGGACGCCATCGACGGAGCCGCAAGCAGCCCGACTCGGATCGTCTCGCTGGTACCGAACTCGTACAGCCGCAGCCCGCCGAATCCTCCTCGAGACCACGTGCCAGCAGGCGCCTGCTTGAAAGTGTACTGCTCGGTGCTGTCGTCGTAGTCGGCTGCGGCGCCTGCGCTTGAGTAGCCGGCGCCGAAGCCGCCGGTGAACGCGGCGACGTTCAGCGCGTTGCCGGTGGTGAGTTTGACGTTCGTCCCCGTGTTGCTGCGCCAGTACAACTCGTTGTCCGAGGCGTTGACGAAGAGGCTCTTGTTGTTGCTGGTGAGCGCGACGATCGAGGCGAACGTGAGCCGGTGCAGGTTGGTAGGCGCGTAGAGCGAGCCAAACGTCAGGTCTGCGTTGATGTCGATGCCCGCCGTGCGGATGCGAAGTCCGTTACCCGACTCGTGCCGATGATCGTCGTAGTTCGCCCACGCCGCGTTGTTCTTGTCATCCCACGTGCCGGCGTCGCCGCCTGGCGTCGGTGTGATGACACCTGTGTTGGGGAGGGTCGGCATCAGAACACCTCGATTCGGGCGCCGGGCTGAGCGGCGCCGATGACGTCGATCCAGACCTCGCGGTCGGATATGGGATTGCTCGTGTCGAGGGCGTGCGCGAACGCGGCATCGGCCACGGTGGCGGTGATCGTGTAGCCAAGCACCTCGCGGCCGAGGGAGTGCCGCACGTGGTTGGAGCCAATCTCGAGGCTGTAGATCACGACATCGCGCGAACGCGGCGTCTGCAACTGCTGGACGGCCTGTTCGACGGCCTTGAAGGCGCGCATGGTCTGCTTGTCCTCGACGGGCGGGACGGAGAGCGACTGCGAGGCGCGCGGCGGCGCTGACCGGCGGCCCGCCATCAGTACGCCCTCCGGCCGTCGAATTCGAGGTCTGAGAAGTCATGGCCGGTGCGGAGCGGGATGTACTCGGGCTCTTGTGAGCGGCGGCCTGATGCTCCGCCCGTGATAATGGCAGCCTGCCGATCCAGTTGGCCCTGCCACACGCTGGAGCGCTCCTCGTTGAGCTCGAGGCGAACCAGCGCGCCGAAGATCACATACTCCTCCCAGCCATTGTAGAAGTCACGAGCATCCCCGAGAACGGGGACACTCGGCGTGTAGATCACCCGCAGCGTGTAGACCGCATTGGGTGTCGGAAAAAGGTCCGCGCCTCGGGCCGTGAGGCGGTAGGCACGGGGTTCGTCGCTCGTTGAGCTGTAGCGGTTGCGCTCGTTGAAACCGATCTGGCTCAGCTCGCGGAATTCGGAGCCGTCCAGAAAGTCGATTCCGCGCACTCGCCATGTGCTAGCCGGCAGGGCGACGTAATCCTGCTGAGCAACCGTCGAGATGTTGGACTTCGTGTCCCAGTAGCCTTCGTTGACGTCGGCGACGAGCTGGTAGAACTCGGCAAACGCCGCCTGGATCTCGACGATGACGGACGAGTCAGGGTGCCGTAGGGTATCGCGGAAGTTGCCGCGATACCTGACGGTGGTGAGGATGTCGGCTAGGGACTTGGAGGCCATGGTGGTTCCTTAGGCGAAGGTCACGCCGGCCGCGCTGATGGCCTGCCACGCAGAGCCGGTCCATTGGCAGAGCACGGTGTCGGTGGTGGCACCAATCGCCTGGATGTCGGTGGACGCCACGCCGATCAGCGAGAGGCCGGTCCAGGTAATGCTACCAACGGGGGTGCTGGCCGCCGTCGGGTTGCTGATGAGACAGATCTCGCCGACTGCGCTGCCGTTGGGGAGGCCGCGCGTGGTCGCGCTGACCACTGTTCCGGTCACCGAGAGAGCGTAGTTGTGCGAGAGGTTGAGGCCGGTGAGCACCGTGGTGCCCACGACAACGGGCAACACGCCAGCGCGGACGATGCGAATCGCCCTCCACTTCAGCGAAGAGGTCGCGACGAACTCGATCGACTGTCCAACCGCGTTGAAGACGAACGTCGCCGAGCAGACGAACCCAGCGGTGTCATCCGGGCTCGAGACGGTCAGCGTGCCGAGCGGGGTCGACGCGGCGAGGGTGCAGACGACGCGCTTTCGCTGACCGGCGACGGTCGGCGCTGCCAGGGTGAAGGCCAGCGTGCCAGTGACGGCCAGCTCGCTGGTGAACTTGCTTCGGTCCAGTGCGCCGGCCGCGCTGAGCGACTCGGTGCCGCCGTCGAGGGCGGGCCGCAAGTTGGCGATCGTGTCGGTGTCGAAGTTGCCGACCTTGGAGAGTTGGGATTCAGTGAGCATATGTCCTTTCAGACGCTCTCGGGCAGGTTGCGAACCGCCCAAGTGACAGAGACCTTGTCGGTGGTGGCGAGATCGGTAGGCACCGTGCCCACGAAGAACTCGATGGAGGCGGTGCCGGCGACAACGTTGATCGCCGAACACTGCCCAGTGAGGCCGTCGGTGGTGCCGACGAAAGCGAAGGTAGGGTATGCCGCGATCGTCGGGTACTTGTGCCGGAACGCGACGCTGTACTTTCCGGTACTGGTATAGGTCGCCGACACGATCTCGCCCGCGCCGGGACGAGAGGACTCGTCGTTGACGAGCGAGGTTGCGGCGCCGCCGCCGGTGAGCTTGGCGGTGAGGAGCACCGTCTCGGGCTTCGCCGTCTCGAATGGATAGGTGGTTCTGCTGGCCATGATCTCTCCTTAGGCCATGGTGGACGGGTTGATCTTGGCGACGCCGTTCCAGCCCGGCGCGCTGCAGCCCAGCTGCATGTACGAGCCGATGCGGGCTTCCGCGCTGTCGTCGTTCTGGGACATCGACAGGCGATTGCCGGTGTAGTCCTCGCCGAGCCAGTTGAAGAGCTTGCCCGTGTACCACATGGTCCACGTGTTCATTTGGAGCGCGTAGACGCGGTTGCTCGGGCAGTTGCGGTCGCCGATGATGGTGACCTCGCGCGAGCCGATGCGCACGCGGTAGCCAGAGAACCCGACGAGGATGTCACCGGAGCCACTCTTGACGTTGACGGTCGCCGGTCCGAGGTAGCGGATCTTCGAGTTCTGCACCAGCTCGAGATCGGTCAGCGATTCGGGGTTGGCGAAGATGTGCGAGGTGCGCCCGCCGAACTTGCCGATCTTACCGACGAGCTTGATCAGCACCTGGTCGAGCGAGCCGAGGCTCGTCCCGTCCATGTACACGCCGCCAAGGTAGACAGACGCCGGGTTGCGGATCACGCCGTTGAACGGGGCAGCGAGCTTGGCGGCGCGGTTTTCGACCGGCAGCCAGTCCTCAAGGCCCGAGATGCACTGCCCGAAGTCGCCGCGGGTGAACACGTAGCTGGACGTGGTGACGCCGGAGATCTTGGTCGCGAGGTCGTCGGCGATCGTGACGGTGCCGGCCTCGTGGTCGATGCCGGTCACGGTGGTGAAGTCGCCGCCATCGAGGAGCGAGCCGGTACTGCCGTCGGTGGTGGAAAACTGGAGCTTCTGGCCCAACATGAAGTTGAACACAGCCG